TATTTCTTCTGCGGGTGGATAGGGAGATAAGGAGGACTGTTTCAGTGGATGCGAATACATTGCACGAAGTAGAAGAGGTTATGGTGGATAAGGTGGCCTTGGCTTATCACTTGGCGTTAAGCATAATTTGTCAAGCCAATGGGGTTCCCTATAAATTGGCCATGGCCACAGTGAAATTCTGTGGCACGGTTTTGGGGGTGGCCGAGAAGGATGTTGCGGCGGTCGATTTCGCCGTTCGAATGATATTGGAAGACCCCGAATTTTTATCCAAAACTCAGGCCACAGAGGAACAGATCATTCGCGCCATGTGGCCTAACAGGAAAGTGAGTTAGGTTTGATGCCAACCATCTTCTCACCTTGCCGGACTTGGCGGTACACCCTGGGGCGTGTCTGGGCCCCCCCGGAAGGGTATCGGGGCGCCAGATTTGAGGGAGGCAGCCGGGGCTTGAAAACCAGAAGATAGGAGAAAAAACGAAATGTCTCTTTCGCTTGTCCCCCCAACGGGAGAACCGCAAAAAAAGCAAAAAAGAGGTGTCAGTGCGAACCGTTTGGCCCGGATCAAACAGGTCCAGGACCTCTTCCTGTCAGGACTGAAAACCTCAGAAATATCAAAGAGATTCGGGATTAGCCGGCGCATGGTGGAGCTCGACCTGCGGGACGGCCGCAAACTCTATCAGGATGCGGTTTCGCAGGTTGATCAAGGCGAAACCATCGGGGAGCAGATGACGCTCCTGTTGAAGTGCCAGTGGCTGGCCATGAGAGACTACCAGAAATTCGCCAACGAGAACAGCAAGGTCGGTGCCCTCCGCCTGGTGGCCGAGTTTCACGCCAAGCTCATGACCCTGCTCCAGACCACCGGGCTGGTGCGGGAAGTGCCGAAGAAACTCATCCTGGAGGATTTCAACCCCTTCGAAGACGAGGAATTTACGCAGGAATTTGACGCCATCATCTTGAAAGCACGAGCGAAAGGCATAAAAATCTTCGGATCATGAAATTTTTCCTATTTTACAAAAATGGATAATGTTTTTTACAAAAACGGACATTCCCCACTTGACCACCACTCTGAGGGGTATAGGGATGGTATCCCCCACATAGGTGCCACCTACGTCCCACCGTTTTTTAGAATATCGGCAAAAATGAGTAAACCCTTATCAATTCTACGTTTGCCGGGGCCGTGTAAGCCCCGTATTTCCACGAACANGACCCTACCTTATTCATTACATTGCCTCCTGAAACGCCCGTATTTTCCCCATAGGTGGGGTGTAGGNCGNGGATNCTTTTCCGGGGGTAGGGGNCCTCAGGAGATGTTTTGGCATACTGGTTGCTAACGTGCGAATGTNCTTACAACNGCGCAACCTCATTCCGCCAGGGCGACCAGCGTTATGAACGAGCAGCAGGCACGCTTGATGGCCCAGAGAGTAGAGCATCATCGGGCCAAGGGGTTCCGGTCGCCGGAAGAGTTGCTCAGGTTCTGCGAGGTCTTTTGGGACATCAAGATACCGCGGCAGCGGGTGTGCCCGGACCACAACTGCCTGGCCGAATACATCACCGCGGCCTGGTTCGAGGACTCCATGAACTGCGTGTGCTGGGCCAACCGGGGCGGCGGCAAGACCATGGCCGGGGCTTTGGTGACCTGGCTGGAATCGGTCTTTAAGGCCGGCTGCGAAACCAAGGTCCTGGGCGGCTCCGGGGAACAGAGTTTGCGGATGTATAACCATATCAAGAAATTCAACTCGGAACCCTTCTGGCACCTGGCCAGGGGTGAGGCTTTGAAGACCTATACCGAACTCCTGAACGGCTCCAGCATCCAGATTCTCACGGCCTCCACCAAGAGCGTCCGGGGCCCTCACCCCCAGAAGCTGCGGCTGGATGAAATTGACGAGTTCGATGACAAGATTTACGAAGCGGCCCTGCTGATCCCGCTNTCCTCCGGNGGCATNGAGGCCAGCACTCACATCTACAGCACCATGCACAAGAGTTACGGCCTGATGAATCAGGTCATCGAAGGGGCCGCTGAGAGCGGCTACCGGATCTTCAAGTGGTGCGTCCTGGACGTCCTNGAAAAATGCGTGGACCGGGACTGCGCCACCTGCGGCCTGTGGGAAGACTGTGGGGGGAGAGCTCGGCAGGCTTCCGGGTTCTACCGGATAGATGACGCCATAGGCCATAAGCGCCAGGTCTCTCGGGAAACCTGGGAGTCGGAAATGCTCTGTTATGTGCCCAGCCGGGAGGGGCTGATTTATCGGGANTTCGACCTTAGCGTCCACGTTGTTTNAGCGTTAAATAGCGTTACTGATTTCCCCTAAATAATAANNTTATATATCCTAACAACGTTGGGANGGCGGTATNGTTTGGCCTTTTTCCTAAGTAACNCGTNNAGNTTGTTNGATTGTTGTTTAGTATAAATAATTGTATTCTGACACTATTAGAGGTTAAGTAAATTGTACTGCGTAACTTTAACAACGCATTACAAAAAAAGCTGCGAAAAAGCGTAAAGTTGTTAGGTAGTTGCGGCAAGTACAATTTATTGTATTACTGAGTAGTTACGCAATGGGGCAAATAACAAAATAATAACGATGTGCGTAACTTACTAATATTACTACGCTAACGCCATGAAAAAATTAACTATTACGAGTAATAACAGCTACTTAGGCATACTGGATGCAATGTATATAGTTGACAATAAAACCATCTTATAAAAAAAGGAGCCAACCCTATCGACTAAAGCCACGGCAAAAAGCCAAAACCAAACCCGGGCAAGGTGGCCAGGCAACGGAGGCCAGGAAAAAAAGCCAAAAACCGGACCTAAAGCCCAATCAGAGAGAGGATAGCAACTCTGGCAATCCCACGGGAAACGCGAAATTGCAAATGAGCGCACCAGGTAGTAAGCGCAACTGGGAGGCTCTCCCGGCCCCCTTCAAACGGACAAGGGCGGGTAGGAGACGGCACCGAAACCGTCAGGAAATCAGCACCTCTGAAGAAAACAGAAAAGCTGAAGGGCTTTTGAGTTGACCTTGACGAACTCTTTGAGGGTCGGCCCTCATTAAAAACCGAGCGCATGGATGGCCGGAAGGTGGGCGAAACCGGTAGTCAGCCAAACCTGAACCGAGCGAAAGCGGCCTGGAGGTGGTGGAGGGACGGAAACTCCAGGAAGGAAGGGGAAAGAGCGGCGGCAAGCGAAAGCGAACGGAATTAGCGAGCCGGTAGGAAGGCGTGAAACCGATAACCGTGGGCCTTTTGGGTTGGGCCGTATATCGAACCCTGGACCGCTGGTCCTAAACAGCATTGTTTGGCTCTGATTGGGGGCGCAAGCGAAGGTTTGTGCCCCTCATTGAGTGCCAAACTCAACTAAACCTTGGAGGTGGGCCATGAAAGTTGCGGAAAAGAAAAAGGTCAACAAGGCTGTCGGGGTTGTCGTGGACCCGACTTACTTCAACGAGATCCCCCTGGCCGACATCATGGAAGCCATCGAGGGTTTCGGTTATCTGGTGGTGAACGAGGAACATAACCGCTGGTCCGGGTTCCTGTGTGGGAGAGAAGGTCAGGTCTTGTTCGACATTCTCTCCAAAGAGACCGGTAAGCTGGACAACTCGAACCTCATGCTTTCCTGGTTCACGATGGCTTCCGGGAGGTACGAGGTTTTGGCTTATGTGGCCTGAGACGCTGAACAGGGGGCAGGAGTTGCGGTTCCTGCCTCTGCTTGAGCGCCTTGGCTCATATCCCAAGTTGGAGGCAAGACGATGGAAGAAGAAAATCGGGAACATCTGGATATGATCCGGAAGGCCATGGACCTGATCGACGACCGGGTCTTTTTAATCCTTAATAGCGTTGAAATTGAGTCTGCCCGGGGATGGGTTACCCAATTCAGGCGAGCCCATAACGAGTTGGGCGAAATGATAACCCACCTGGCAGACCTGGCCGGGTTGAAGGAGGAAGAGGACGATGACTAAGCAAGAAGCGGTTGACCGGCTGAGGGAAATCCAGGAGAAAATCGGCAACCTGGTTCACGAGGCGAAGAACATCATCAAGGAAGTGGCCCCCGGGGAATACGAACTGGCGAGGCGGTATTGGGGAGGCCACATTGAGGGCGCCCTGAGCAAGTCCTACGGCTGGCTGGGTGGGTCCTTCGTGGACATGGACAGCAGCATTGAGTCCATCGAGAACGACGATGGTGAGGGCCTCGAAGAAGAATAACCCTGACATCCCGCCCCCTGGGCCTCCGGGTCCGGGGGGCTTTTTCTCTTCAGGGTAAATACTTCTTTTTTGGAGGGCACGACGATGGCGAAACAAATCACCAATTGTTTGAGAGAGAGCTGCGTTGGTTGTCAGCATCTCCATTTACACCTTGGGCAGTACCGGTGCTTCAGAGCTAACCATGCGAATGAAGGCGAGTTCATCTGCTGGCCGAAGATCGGAACCCAATATCCCCGGCCGATTCGCAACCGGGACCGCTGCTTTAAGCCGGCATAGGGAGGCAAGGCGATGATGTTCGACTGGCTGAATTTCGGCGGCAAGTGGGTGGCGGTGCTGTACGGTATCGACGACGACTTCTTTCTTGACGGCAACCCCGAGTGGGACTGGGGATTGTAGGAGGCGATCATGGCCATCATGTTTTCAGATCCGCATTGGTTCGTGAGCTTAAAAATGTACCAAGACGGCAAGAGGATCAATGATGCAGCCCGGAGACTCTGGTTTAAAGAGATCAATGCCAAGTTCCCAGGAAGGAGATTAAGGCCATGGCATACGACGAAAGCAAGGACAAAGAGGTCAAGACCTGGAAACATGAGAAGGGGCTGTATGTGTCTCTCTACCAGTACAACGGCGGCGCCCCCAAGGTCCAAATCGGTCCCCGGGGTTACACGAAAGCCGACGGCTCCGAAGGTTTCGGCAAAGTGGGCCGGTTAAGCCTGGAGGAAATGGGCTGGCTCTTCGGTCTCAAAGACGAGATCAGGGCGGCGGCGAAGGAAGTCCAAGTTAAGTCATAGAATAGTGCTTTTTCCTTCCTCTACTTCCCACCACCTGGGGACCTGGGAGACCGGGTCCCCGCCTTTTTTATGCCGAGCGCCAATCTCCCTTTAAGTAAAAACTACTTTTTTGGAGGCAAGGCGATGAAAGCGAAAGAGTCCACCTGGCATGGCGAGAAAGACCGGTTGCTGCAGGTGTGCCGTCCCTGCCCTTGCGGCTGTGATGACCGGGGCGGTCGGACTGGAGTCGGCTATCTTACCGGGTCCGATGCGGCAGGTAACGGCTTCACCATCTGGATTGAATCTGAGGAAGTGTTCCATCGGTTAGAGAAGCTGCTGGCCCTGGAATAGAGGAGGCAAGGCGATGATCACCGATTACGTCAAGGCGGGCTATCCGGCACTTTTGGTTCGGACCCATGAGCAGGAGCGGTTTATCAGTTCCACGATCCCCCGACTCAACGGGCGCACCACCTATACCTGGGACTTGGTGCGGGGTTACCGGGAGATGGGCAACGGGGCCGAATGGCAGGAAGCTGACCCCTTTGATCTTCCGGTCCTCGCGGCCCGGGGGAAAGAAAAAGCGGTCTGGTTTCTGCGAAACTATCACTTCCACCTAAAGGACCCGGTAGTTATCCAGGCCCTGCAAAACAATTTCCCGGCTTATAATACCAAGTTGCAGTCTAACGACAATTAATGATCCAATCGAAGCCTGTGGTGGAGGCGACCAATTCTCTGTCGTTTTCCAG